GGTGAATATGTCATTGGCGAGGATCGCACCCGCCGTAACACCGAAAACCCGCTGCAACGCTCGCGCCGCTGGCTGGTGCGCCCGCAGGAAATCAAGAGCGGGCAATATATCGACGAAGAAGACAAGTTCGATATGGCAATGGATCCCACATCCGATCTGCTGCGGGCGCATACCGTCATGGTCGAGCGCGGCGTTGCCGACACCATTCTCGGCATTCGTCCCTCGGGCGGCACATTTGAGGTGACCGAAAGCGGCGTTCTTGGCCGGGCCGTGTCGGGCAAGCGCAAAGAAACCACGTCTGACCTTCCGGCGGCGCAATATGAGCCTGCGGCCAGCACGGGCCTGACGCTGGCCAAGCTGCGCGCGGTGAAGAAAAAGCTTCGCAAGGCGGAGTTCGGCATGGAAACGGATGATCCCTTCTATGCGGCGATCACACCCGAGCAGGAAGATGACCTTCTTGCCATCGTGGTTGCCACAGGAGCAAGCCTGAATGCGTTCAGCATCGAGCAGTTGCGCAGTGGCAAGCCCACCTCGCTGATGGGGTTCGAGTGGATCATGACCAACCGCCTGCCGGTCGATAGTTCAGGCAACCGCCTGATCCCCGTCTGGGCCAAGTCCAACATTGTTCTGGGCGTCTGGAAAGATGTCTATGGCAAGATGTGGAATGATGGCTCCGCCGAGGAAGCGCCGGTCATCAAAGTGGGTGCGCGCGTCGATTGCGTGCGCGTGCAGGACGAGGGCGTGCGCGTCATTCGCTGCGTCGAAAGCTGATCTTGCTGGCCGGTTTGATCCCGGCCTGCACCCCTTTCCCGAAGCTTAAAGGAGGGCTCAAAAATGCCCGTAGTCAACAAGAAGTCAAATCTGATCCACGATTACCTCGATGACAGCTCCGCGCAGCCGGATCCCGCCCTCGCGCGGGGCCGCTACATCGCTGCAACAGGCACTGTCGCCAATGCGTCGGATGACAGCAACGCCTCGATGTTTCATCTTGCGGATATCCCCGCCGATGCGATCCTGCACGAGGACACGTTCTTCGATGTGCAGGCATGGGGGTTCGCGCAAGTCGTGATCGGCACCAAGGGCGATACCGACGCTCTGCTCGATGTGGCCAAGTCCGCTGCCAACATGCGGAACCCCATCGCCCAGGGCGATGCCAATCACGGCCTGCGGCTGTGGGAAGTCCTGGGCCTTGCGGCCAGCCCGGGCGGCAATATCGCGCTCTATGCCCATGCAGAGGCAAATGCGACGGGTGCTGGTAGTATGCCGTTTCGCATCGCGTATCTCTACCACTGATACGCCTCCGCGCGGGGGCCGCATCCGGCCCCCGCCATCCCCCACCGGAGGCCAATTATGACGCCTGATCCTATTGCCACAAGCACGATAGCGCAGCGGGCTTTTGCTGCGATGGAGTTGGCGCCGATCAGCTCTTACGGAGATGAGAGCGATCAGGCGCGCGCGGCGCGGGAGCATTATCCCGCCGCCCTGGATGAGGTGCTGGAGCATTACGACTGGAGTTTTGCGCGGCAGATTTTCCGCCTGCCGATGGTCGCGCCCGCACCCGGCGAGGTGATCGATCCAGTTCTGCGCCATGCCTTCCGGCTTCCGGGCGATCTTCTGGCCCTGCGCCATGTGTACGGCGGAGACAAGGCCGCCTGGCGGATCGATGGTGATCTGCTGCGCTCGGCGCTGCAAGCCCAGCCGGTGATCCGCGCCACGATGCGCCCACTGCGCGAGGCTGATATGCCCGCGCTGTTCCGGGCGGCTGTCGCGCTTCAGCTTGCGGTCACGCTGTCGGCACGTTTTGTCACAACCCGGACCAAGCGGGTCGATCTCAAGGCCGATCTGGCCGATGCAATCTATGCGGCCAAGGAGCATGATGCGCACACCGCCAGCGCGGCGCGGATGGACGGCCTGCCAGAGCAGCCGGACTGGGCGCGTGAGGCGATCCTGTGACCCAGACGCGCCCGGTCCAGAATGCGTTTTCCAGCGGCGAGATAGATCCGGCGCTTCAGTCTCGCAACGATTTTCAGCGTTTTCAGACAGGGCTGGCTCAGTGCAGGGGTTTCGTGCCGATGCGGCAGGGCGGGTTTACCCGCGCGCCCGGTACGATCTGGCGCGGCACCACCCGCAACAACCTGCCTGCCCGACGCATCCCGTTTCAGTTTGCGGTCAACGACAGTGTCGGGCTGGAATTCACTAATGGCATGATGCGCGTCTGGCGCTATGGCGCCCTGGTGGATGCGGCGGATGGCGGTATCTATGAATTGGCGACGCCTTACACCGAGGCCGATCTGCCCAATCTCGATTATGTGCAGCAAGGAGATGCAATCTACATGGTCGACGGGCGCCAGCCGATGCAGGTGCTCAGGCGGTCTGCCTTGAACCAGTGGGCCATCGGCCCTGCTGATCTGCCCAGCGGGCCGTTCCGCCCTCAGAACCTGACGGAAAACGTCACGATCCAATGCTCGGAGGTTTCGGGCAGCTTGATTGCGTGGCAGCCGAACGAAACACTGACTGTAACGGATATGCGGAAAAACGGCGCGCGTGTTTATCGGCTGACCGGAGCGACCATGAACGACGAGGCCGTGACCGAGGTGAGCAGCGATGTCACGCCGCCCACGCACAGCTCGGGTGCAGTCTCGATCACTTACACCAGAACAGTTCCTGTGGATGTTACAAATACCTTCGTTCTCACATGGACCTATCTTTTCAGCACGCCGTCTGAAGGCACAATCGATCTGTCCGGGGCGGGCAATCCGTTTCGAAGCGATCATGTCGGTACGCTGTTTCGGTTCGAACCCACGGATTTTGGCAGTATTCCGATCTGGGTCGGCAATGCCGCTGCCAGCGTCGACGATCTCGTGCGGTATGACGGCAAAATATATCGGCTGACTGCGGGTGACAATACAGGCGTAAACCCGCCCATCCACGCGGGCGGGTCGGTCAGAACGGATGCGTCGAAGCCCACGGAATATGCGTTCGTTTCCGATGAGGTCGGTATCGTTCGCATTACGTCGGTGACCAACGGCAACACGGCTGAGGGGGTTGTGCTCAAGACCATTCCGCAACCGTGCATCAATGAGCCGACATATCGCTGGTCCGAGGGGGCTTGGTCCGAAAGTCATGGCTATCCAAAGGCGTTGGCCTCCTACCGGCAGCGCATGTATGCGGCAAATTCTCTCGGTGGCCCGCGCACATTATGGGCATCGGCTATAGGTCTGTTCACGGATTTTGAGCCAAGTGTCGAGGCGGATGGATCTTTCGCCTATACGATCGAGGGCGAGGGCTCGCGCAATGAGATCGTATGGTTGCGCGCAGGGCAGCGCGGCATTTACATTGGCGCTCTTGGGGAGGTCTATCTCGGGTTTTCCGCCGCGGCAGGCGAGGCAATAGGGCCGACAACATTCGATATCGAGATGGTGTCAAATGACGGCGTAGCCTCCACTCCGCCTGTCATCCCCTTCGGCTTTCCGATTTACATCACGCGTGACGGAACGCGCGTCAACGAAATACGCTACAGCTTCGAGACGGATGGCAGCAAGCCGGTTGAGCTGACCCTGCCCTCGCGCCATTTAGGTGTCTCCCCCTTTCAGCAAATTCAATGGCAGTCCGCGCCTGATCGCCATTTCTGGATGTTCCGCGCCGATGGTGTGGGCATCTGCGGTGTGTACGACCCTGATCAGGATGTTCTTGGATGGGCGCCCTACCCGGTGGCAGACGGTATCATCGAGGGCATCGATGTGACGTCAAGCCAGGACGGTGCTTACGATATTGTCACTTTTATCGTGCGGCGCGTGATCGCCGGGCAGACTGTGCGCTATGTCGAAGAGCAGGCCATCAACCTCGCGGTGTCTCTGGCCGGGGTCGATCCCGCCGGTTTCATTCACGGCTTTGCCTCGACCCTGATCGCCCGCGAGACGGCCACCGATACATTCAGCCTGCCACATCTGGCGGGGAAAGCCAACGTCTGGGCGCTGACCGAGCAGGGCCATTTTGGCCCGTTCACCGTAGCGTCTGACGGGGCGCTGGTGTTGCCTGCGCCGGTTCTGCGCGGCGTGATCGGCCTGCGCGATAACAGCCATTTTGCCGAAACGCTCAATCTGGATGCAGCCGGCCAGAATGGCGATACGCGCGGGCGGCTGCGCCGCCTGGAGGCGGGCAGCGGCGTCGAGGTGTATCAGGCGGCTGGCGGGTATGTGCGCGTGATCGAAAAGCACTTTGGGCAGGATGATCTAACCCATTCGGCAGAGCGGATCGTGCCGGATCAGATCACGGAAGGCGCGCTGCGTCTGATCAGCGGAACGGGGCGCATCAACGTAACGAGCGGCTATTGCGACCAGGTGCGCCTGCGGTTCGAGCCGGAGGGCATCGCCCCGATGACCATGACTGCCATCATCCCCAACATCAAGGAGGCGGGTCCGTAATGTGCGAAATCGTCACAGCCACCCTCGCCACCCTGTTCGCAGGTGGCACGGCTGCCGGAGCCACGGCGGGCGCTGCCACGGCAGCTGGCGGGGGTCTTGCCGGTACGTTGTCGACCCTCGGCACGCTCGTTTCTGTTGGCGGGGCGCTGGCTCAGGGCATTTCCGCTAAACGGGCAGGCGCGGCTCAGGCGCAGGCCATCGAGACGCAGCGCAAGCAGGAGGCCATGCTCAATTCGGTGGAGGATCAGCGCACGCGCGCTCAGTTCGCCTCCCAGATCCGCCAGCAATCGGCGCAGATTGCCGAGCGCGGCTTTTCGCTGGACAGCCCGACGGCAATATTTCTCGGGCAGAATGCGGCCAAGGAGCTGGCCTTTGCCTCGCAATCTGTGCGGCAGACCGGTGCGGCGCGGTCAAGCGAGCTGAGCAACGCGGCGCGCGCCGGTCGCGCACGCGGCATGCAGGGATTGCTCAAAGGCGGCTTCTCCGCCGCTGGTCGCCTCCTGAACGCCGTCCCTGATGCTTGGCCGGAGCTTTTGTCATGACGCTGATCATGCCCCGCGCCGGAACCAATCCGGGCCGCGCCGCGCAGGCGGGCGAAGTGGTGATGAACGAGACCGGCGGCGCGGTTTCGGATATCGGCCAGGTCCTTGGGGATATCGGCACCACGTTGCGAAATGATCATCTCGACCGGCAGTTCAAGCGCAATCAGGTGGATCTGACCCGAGATTTGAACGACCTGCGTCTTGAGATTGAAGGCATTGGCGATCCTGACAGCGCCGAGGCGCGGTGGGCGTCGGGTGTGCAGGGCCTGAAAAACGCTTATGCCGCGCCGGATGAGGCGGGCGGGCTGCGGGTGGCGCAGCGCAATATGGAGCGGTTCGATCTGGCCTTTGATGAGATGGCCAATGCCCATGCC